TACTGTAGATGATATCCCTTTAAATGATGCACCTGCACATTATGAATATTTAAGTAAAGAATGTTTTGAAAAATTAGTTGTAGGGCATAGAGTTACTTCACCTATGCTTTTAGGTATTCGTGATGCTGGTGGTGGTTTTAGTAATAATGCAGATGAAATTAAAACAGCAACTTTATTATATGATAATTTAGTTATTAAACCTTATCAATTAGAAATTATTGATGCTTTAGATATTATTTTGGCTGTTAATAATATTAAATTAAAATTATACTTTAAAACAATACAACCTTTAGAGTTTACTGATTTAACAAATGCACAAACTACAGACCAAGTAGCAGAAGAAACAGGAACGCAATTATCAGCACATACAAACCCTGAATTAGCAAACGCATTAATTGACAAAGGCGAAGTTTTAGGTTCTGAATGGATTTTAATAGATGAAACAGAAGTAAATTTAGATACTGAAACTGAATTAGATGCTGAAATTGAAGCGTTAAATAATAAGAAAAAACCAAGTTTATTACAAAAATTAGCTGCTACTATTACAGGTAGACCAAACGCAAAAAGCGAGCAAGATGAAAATATTGATGGTGTAAGATTTATTACACGTTATAAATATAGTGGTAGCGAAATAGGTGAGCGTGAATTTTGCAATAAAATGATAAAAGCAGATAAGTTATACCGTAAAGAAGATATTGATAATACAGATAGTAATTCAGTAAACCCAGGACAAGGACATAACGGACAAAACTACAGTTTATTTTTATACAAAGGCGGAGTTAATTGTAAGCATAAATGGTTAAGACAAACATACGTTTCTTTTGACAATATTAAAATAGATGTTACAAATCCAAACGCTACACAAATAAGCACTAATAAAGCTGAAAAATACGGTTACAGATTAAGAAATCCTAAAGAGGTGGCAATGAAACCTATTGATATGCCAAATAACGGACATCATCCAAATTACAATAAATAAATATGGCTTACGCATTACTTATATCGACAGAAGATGTAAAGAAATTTACAATTACAAATGGTAATTTAGATGCTGATGATTTTATCGAATATATAAAAATCAGTCAAGATATTACTATTCAAAATTATTTAGGTTCTAAACTTTACCAAAAGTTACAGGAATTGATTTTAAATGATGATATTAATGAAGTTGCATTTGTAGATTATAAAAACCTTTTAACTACCTATGTTAAACCTATGCTTATCCATTGGGCAATGGTTTACTATTTACCATTTGCAGCATATACATTAAGTAACAAAGGATTGTTTAAACATAACTCTGAAAACTCTACAAATGTAGATAAAGCAGAAGTAGATTTTTTAGTAGAAAAAGAAAGGGATATAGCAGAAAGTTATACACAGCGTTTTATTGATTTTATGTGTTATAATACAAATACATACCCTGAATATAACAATAATAATAATGAGGATGTAAACCCTGATACTAATAATTTTTATGGCGGTTGGTATTTATAATAACGTAAAGATTAAAAACTTTAAAAAGTTAAATTTATATTTAGCTAAAGTTGAGCAATTAAAAAAAGTAGAAATCTTAAAATCTAATAATGGCAAATAGTATAGGTTGGGGGCAAGCAGCAAATGATAACGGTATAGGTTTTGGGCAGGGTGCTTTTAATAATGATAACGATTGGGGTAAAATTTATGAATTTAGCCATAGTGAAGAAACTGATTTAAAAAAAAAATTTTAACTTTAACGGTAGATAATATAAAATACACAATAGATATAATTAAATTAACAACAGATAAAATATACCAATGGCTGAACAAATAATAAATGTAGGTACAACTGCAAACGATGGCACAGGAGATACTTTAAGGGGTGCTTTTATAAAAGCAAAAAATAATTTTTCAGATTTATATACTAATAAACAGGCTACTCTTGTTTCAGGTACAAATATAAAAACTGTTAATTCTACTTCTTTATTAGGTAGTGGAGATGTAGCAGTACAAGCAACTTTAGTTAGTGGTACAAATATTAAAACAATAGAGGGGCAATCTTTATTGGGTTCTGGTAATATTGATTTAACAAAATCAGACGTTGGATTGTCAAATGTTGATAATACTTCGGACATAAACAAACCAATTTCAAGTGCAACACAAACTGCATTAAATGCTAAACAAAATACACTTGTTTCTGGTACGAATATAAAAACTATAAACGGAAATACTATTTTAGGAAGTGGTGATTTAGTAGTAGGTGGAACAACACCAACTTTGCAAGAAGTTACAGATGAAGGAAATTCAACTACAAATCCAATTTATTTTAACGGAACAATACCAATTTACGGAGAAAATAATTCTTCTTTTTTAGGTTCTGAAAATTTACCTAATGGAAATAGTTATGCTGCAGCAGTTGATGAAACAAGTATCGGGGTTTATGATACTAATCAGGGTGCTTTTGAAACAGGTTTTTATTCTAAAAGAAATATACCAAGTAATAATGCTGAAACAAATATAATTTTAAGTGTTAGTCAAGCACATACTTCAATAGATTTTACTATAGTTGCTAAAAATTTAACTGCTTCAAAATACTATACTATAAATGGACTTGTAACTATTGATTGGGCAAATGAAACTTATAAATATAGAATGATTAACACAAATACTAACGTATTTGATGATGCAGATTTTTTACTATTCAATATTATTTTTGGTTTTAATTCTACACAATTTGAAATACAAGCAGATAATCAATCAACAAACAATTTTTTCATTAATATTAACGCAAATATTTTATAATTATGCCACAAACAACAATAAATGTATATGACAGAAATACAATCGAAACTGAAAAAGTTAAGGGTTGGGAAATGTGCAGAGTTTTTAAAGGTAGTGTTTTAAATTCAGCACCAGATGCAGACGGAACTATTTCAATAGGTACTGGTACAAAATATATAAAAGAATTTACTCAAACTTTGGCATCTAATTACAAAGGCACAAATAAATTTGATTTAAGCAAATTAAACGATTTCAATTCTTTTCGTATAACTGCACAAGGTGTTATTTCTTTAGATGGACAAAAATTTCAAATAGGTTTTAAATTACTTGATGATACTTATAGTAGTATTGCGGTAGTTGAACCAAACTATTCAGGCGGTCACGAAGTTTTTAATCACCCGGGCGGATATTATGTTGATTGGTATTTGGATATTGAGGTAACATATTATAAAAATGATAGTGGTAATCATTCGCTTATTATTAATGGAAATTATATGCATTCAAACGATTTTCACAATGCAAAAGTTGATGTTAGTTTGGTGCCAATATGTGGTGTTATAAATACTTCTCAAAATAATGTATATTTTGATTTAGTTTCTGTTGATATACCATCAAATTGTTATTTAAAGCAAGTTAATATTGATTTTGTAGAATAATGAAAACATATATTAATTATATTTTAAGTGGCTTAATACTTTTTTTTGCACCTATTCACGGACTATTAATTGCTGTAGGAGTAGGAATTATACTTGACACATTTACAGGTATATTTAAGAGCATTAAACTAAATGGGTGGGTATCTATTAAAAGCAGAAGATTATCCCATATAGTAAGCAAAATGCTATTATACCAAATTACTATTATCTTATTATATGTAATTGATAATTTTTTATTAAACGAATTTATTATACAACATTTTACCATTCAATTTATGTTTACAAAATTAGTAGCAATACTTTTAATTTTTATTGAGCTTGTAAGCATTAAAGAAAATATAGAAGCTGCTTTAAAAATTGATGTTTGGAAGATGTTAAAAAACTTATTAAACAGAGCAAAAGAAGTTAAAGAAGATATTGATTTAATTAAATAATATGCGTGAAATAAAATACATAGTTATACATTGCACAGCTTCACAGCCAAACGCTACAAAACAAGCAATTTTAAACTATTGGAAAGATGTTTTAAAATGGAAGTCTGTAGGTTATCATCGTTTAATTGATGCAAACGGTATTATACACGAATTAGCAAACTATGAACAAATTACAAACGGTGTTAAAGGTTTTAATTCTACTTCAATACATTTTAGTTATATTGGTGGTATAGATGAAAAAGGAAAGCCAAAAGATACGAGAACACAGAAACAAAAAGAAAGTTTATTATATTTAATAAAACAAGCTAAAAAACAATTCCCAAACGCAATAGTACAAGGACATAAAGATTTTTTAGGAGTTAAAAAAGCTTGCCCAAGTTTTGAAGCCAAGCAGGAATATAAAAATATTTAATCAAAAAAACCCTTACAAATACTGCAAGGGTTTTTTCTTAACTATTAATCAAAACAAATTATGAATACGCAAATATAATATTATTTTTTTAATATACAAATAATTTTTATATATTTGTTGAAACTTTTAAACAAATAAGTTATGAGATTTTCAAAATGGAATGATTACGATGTACAATTAACTGAATTATTACAAAGTAATAAAAACTGTACTGATACAGAAATAGCTAAAAAACTATTAAATACTAATGATGGTGGTAATATTAATAGAGATGTAGATTTACTTCGAACTTATATTAAAAGGCATAGAGCAAGATTATTAGACCAGCACGAGGGAATTTATAACGCTACTAATGAATTAGATGTACCAAACACTTCGGTTAAACATATGTGGTTAAAAACAAAGCAAAGCAGTATCTTTGTTAAGAACCCAGAATACATAGAACCACAAACAGAAGTAGAATTAGAAAAAGAAATTGATTTTACTAATTTTTTTAAAGATTTAGTTAAACCGATTAAATTACCTAAAATAGAAAGTAAATTAGATTTGTCAATATTTGATAGGTTGGTTTATACTGATGTGCATATTGGAATGGAAGTAAACCAAAACGGTTATAGTTTATACGATGGTGCTTGGAATGAAGCAGAAGTAGATAAACGTTTACAAATAATGATTTCACAAACTTTAATTAACAAGCAATCAGATACATTAATTATACACGAGTTAGGTGATTTTATGGATGGTTACGATGCAGTAACTACACGAGGTGGACATAGTTTACCACAAAATATGGATAACCAAAAAGCGTTTGATGTTGGGTTAGGTTTTAAAATACGTTTAATAGATGCTTTAATTCCTTACTATAATAATATAGAATGTATTAATATTTGTAATGATAACCACGCAGGAAGTTTTGGATATATCGTTAATTCTGCATTTAAAGCGTATATAGAGCTTAAATACGAAAATGTTAAGGTAGTCAATCAAAGAAAATTTATAGACCATTATATCGTAGAAAACAGATGTTTTATTTTAACTCACGGTAAAGATGATAAAAATATGAAGTTTGGTTTTAAACCACATTTAGACGCTGTACAAATTGAAAAGATTAAAAATTATATTGATGAATATAAATTGCATAACTACACTATAGAATTTAGTAAAGGTGATAGCCACCAATTATTATTAGATTTTACTTCATCATCTGCTTTTGAATATCAAAACTTTGGTGCTTTTTCTCCACCAAGCGATTGGGTAAAAACTAACTTTAAAAACACAAATAGTAGTTTTATTGTTTTTAACTATTACGAAAACCAAAAGAGTATTAACCCTATAATATTTTAATATGGAAGCAAAAGAAAAAGCTAAAGAGTTAATAAATAATTATAATTTTTTAAATTATAAAACAGACTTATCTATACACGAAAAAAAAGAATGTGCATTAATAGCTATTGAAGAAATAAGAAATTTATGTAATAGAGTACAAAATTATGAAGAAGCTATTTATTGGAAATATGTAAAAAATGAACTTAATAAATTATAAATATGTCAGATTTACAAAGAGTATTACGAATTATAAAATTTAATTATAATCGTGGTTGCAACAAAGAAAGCGTTAATAAAATATATCATAAAATTTTAAGAATAAAATATGCC